TAATGAGGTACGGTCTTCCGGTATACAGTGGAGATAGAAAGAGGGGCACCTAGGAAGGCCCCTCTTTTGATTTATGCATACTGTGTCATTGCAGAAGACATATAACTTGTATCTCTTCTTACATTTCTAGCTGCAGCTGTTCTAGCTGCTCCGCTTCCTTTACCTGCAGATGCAATATTTTGACTATTATCAATATTATTAACAACAGTAGTAACAGGCACGTTTACATTACCTGACATTGCACCTAGACGTAATGCAGATGGTGTTACAGCTGCTACCGAAGCTCTATTAGATAGAGAAGATATTTCTTCCCCTTGTCCTAATATCCTTTGCGCTCGAGCTCTGTGACCAGCCATTTGCATGTTTACTTTATCTGCAACTGTACCTGGTGCACCACCATTATTTTCATCTGTTCTTACATAATATTCAGGACCAACACCACCAGCGTTAATAGCAGAATAAATTTCTAATAACCCCATCCCAGGCCTTACACCTGTATCTCTTAAAAATTGAACAATAGCGCCATTTGGACCTAATTGAGAGTTAATTGCAGCTTCTCTACTACTAAAGTCAACACCATATTGTGCTGCTTGAGGTTCTCCGAATTGAATTAATCCTCTATGTCTACCCCACTGAGTAGTAGGACCGTATTTAAGCGGATCCATTGTACCAGATGTCTCATATGAGATAGCAGTAGCAAGATCTTCTGCACTTACACCTAATGCTGCAGCAGACTCTCTAATACCTTGAGCTATGTCAGGAGCTGTAGTAGAAGCTCCTCCTTCTATTACTGGAGTTTGAGGAGCTGCAGAAGGTTCTGTCATTGGTTCCAAAGGTGGAATATATGTATCAAATGCAGTTGTATCGCGTTCTGATATAACATCAAGTGCGCTAGTCTCCATGCCTGGAGCAATTGTTCCTGTTGCACCTGGCAATCTAGCAGAAGAAACTCTTCCAATAGGAACGTTTTCTACATCTAAGCGAGAAGGATCTCTACCTTGTTCAAGATAATACTCTCGTGCATTTAGTTCAGCTTGTTCTCTTTGACCTTGAATTCTCTCAGCTTCTGATTGTATACGGTTTAATGCATCATCATTATCAGATAGTATCCATAAGAGTAACTCTCGTACAATATAGTCGCCAGCAAAATATCCTGCTAAACCACCAATACCAGCACCAATCGGACCGCCAACTAATAGACCAGCACCACCCATAATAACAGAAAGAGATAATCCTCCAAACACTCCGCCAAGCATAGCGACTTTATCTTCAACTGATAAATTAGGATCTGTAATAATATAATAACCATCGTAAGCAGCAAAAGCGGCAGATAATCCAGGTATTGCTCTAAACAATCTAGCTAGCTTAGGGAATGCTTCTAGTGCTGTTCTTTCAGCAATTGCTCTTGATGCAAATCTTCCACCCGCGCTACTCCCGGGTGCTACTCTATATTGTCGTGTGTTACGATCATAAACATAACCACGTCTTGCATATCTTGTATTAGCAGCAGCGACACCTACCCCAACAGCAGCACCTACTGCAGCTGCATCTATCTGTCTTTGTAATGCCTCTTGCGCTGCTTCATCCAAGCTTTCATCTAAATCAGTATCTTCACCAGAGAATAAATCATCTAATCCTAGTCTGTTGAATGTATATGCAGCAATTGCAGTAGCAGCAATTGCAAGAAGTGCTCCTCTTCCTCCACCAGGTAATCTTCCCAATAATCTTGTTCTTAATGAGCTAGTACCTTTCGGTGATCTAGATTTACCAGCATTAGCAGCACCGGTTGCAAGACCAGCTGCCATGCCAGGACCGAAAGCCATAACAGCCATTCCCAAAGCACCGGCAATAAGACTTCCATACTCTGCCATAACTTCGCTTTCAAGGAAGTCAAACATTTCTTCGTCATCATCTGGTCTAAAGAAGTCGTCTAAACCAAAATAATTAAATGCAAAAGATGCCATTGCACCAGCTAACGGTATTAAGAATCTACCTCTTCCAGCTACACCAAATAACCGTAAAGCAAGACTTGTTCCTTTATAGATTGCAGCTGCTTCTAATAGATTTACTACACCCTCGCCAGTAACATCAATACCATAATTATCTCTAAGTATATTAAAGAATTGAGTACCAAATTCAGTTTCAAGATAATTAATTCCATCATCTATAGAATTAGCAACTTCAGTATTGCCTTCTGGATTAAAGAAAGCATTAAGACCAATATAGCCGAGCATAAATGAGGCCATAGCAGCAGGTAATGCTCTAAATCGTGCACCGTTCATTAAGAAGGTAACTAAACCCGCACCTGCTGCAGCGGCGCCGACAGGGTTAGATTCTATAGCACCCATTAAGCCGCCAACTCTTTCACCGCTTTCTGTTTGTTCGCCAAAGATTAATGAATCAAATTTATCACCAACACTTTGTTTAAATTCATCATAAGCTTCATCACCGAGTAACTCGTCTTTGAATTCATCTAAACCAAAGTATCTATATGCTGCAGTTCCAAGCGCAGCTAATAAACCAGCTGTAATGAGATTGCGAAGTAAACCACCTCTAGTAGGAGTATCAAGCGCGCCCATAGCAGGTCCAGCAGCATCTCTTTCCATGCGTCCAGATGCTTCTTGTAAACGACTTGCTTCTCTTTCTGATTCTGCTAATCTAAGTTCTTCGTTTTCTCTAGCTAATGCATCGACACGCATTTGTTCAGCGAGAGTGTTGCTTTGAACAGTAAGAATATCTACGACACTTTCCAAGCGCGTATTAGACTGTATAAGAGTACCTCTAATATCTTCGAGCAGTGCGGAATTATTTTCCAGATACTCTCTTACTGATTCTTCAGCCATTGTTTTCTCTCTGTTTCTCTAATTTCTCTAGATGGTCTTTTAGCATATCGATATAGAGATCACGTTCAAATGGTATCATATTTTCTATTTCATCTAACGAATATTTATGATGTTGCATCAAATTAAAATTCGTATAGTACATATTCGCTAAGCTATTATGGCTCAGCGCTACGTAAAAAAACTGTTCAGACCGCGTAAGGGTATGAACTCCTCCTTCCCGCATTTTTCACAGGTATATCTAATTTCATGTCCAATGTAAGGCATAGTAGCATAAAAGTTAGTTAGTTTCTGGAACTGATTACTATTAAGCTGCTCTACAAACTCAATTAATTCTTCAATAGAATTATTTTCATGTACATCCTCATCATCAAAAATCATAGCAATATTTTCTGCAAAGAATCTTAGAATATTCTCTACATTACTATCACTCAATTTTTCTTGAGCTTTATCTAAACCTGTAATAGTTGGATACTTCATAACTACGCCTACATCATCTGTAAGCATAATTTTGTTATCATGATCTTCTGGGAAAGTTACTTGGACTTTTTCTAAATCTAATTCATAATCAGTGACATGCTTACACTCATCATCTGACTTATGTCTTAATGATAGTTTGGCAATATTGTTAACCGATCTTGCTCTAATCTGTAAAAATAAATATTCAATATCAAAGTTAGGAAGAGTCCTAATATCCCCTTCTTCTAACTTAACACAGCTGGTAAGGATATTAATAACTGCGTTTGTAATTTCTTCTTGATCATTTCCTTCTAACGCCATTAGAAGTAGCTTCTCTTCTTTTACTAGAAAAGGTCTAAAGTATACTTCTTCTTTTGTAGAAGGTATAATCGTTTTAAATTCAGGTACTGCAATTTTTGGTAAAGCCATAATTTACTCCATTTTATAATCAGCGTATTGTAAATCCGTTGGTGTTAAATACTGAACGACCAGTAAGTGTTTGGAAATCGGGTAGACCAGCTTCTCCTAAGAAGTCATCAAAGATATCTGTAATACCTGTAATACTAACACCACTTCTTCTTCCACCACCTTGTGCACCTCTTCCAAGTGCAGGTTCGTTCATATCAGTATAATACTTGTATGAGAATTGTACATTTAGTTTATGAAATTCTTCACTGCCCCAGTTAAGAGGTAATGAGTTAATAATAATAGGATATGCTTCTCTTAATGTAATAGCATATGTAGGCACACCTTCTTGATTGTATTGAACAATTAATACATCAGAGATATAATCATTATAGTAACCAATACTTTGATGGTTTCTAATATTCTGTTGTCTATTATGATTACCTACAATGATATTTTGCCAAGATGTAAATATCTTCTTTTCATTTAGTTTACTATCACACACCATAGAAATATTTACATCTGGATATACAGCGCCATACCCTCTTTTATCTGACAGACCATAACCTGTAGATTTATAATCAGATGTTACAATTGATCTACCTGGAAATTCAGCAGTCTCAATTCTAAATCTTAGCGGACCAAAAGCAGACTTGGCATCTTCTGATAAAAGAATCTTCTGTGGTAAAGACAACCACATTTCGAAATGACTTTGTTTTGCCACTTCGTTACTATTTTCACCTGTAAGATTAGATTTAAACTGGTTTAAGTTAAAGGCCATTATGCAACTTTCTCCATACTTTTACTATAGACTTGAGAACTGCTTGCTTTTTGAAATCTTTGCAATGGCATGAACAACGCCATATCCCACTCTACAGGATCTATTTTTATTCTTCTTGATTTAATATGAGAGTTAAGATAATGTTTAACACACGGTCTAAAAAGTTTATATCTTGCTGATCGTTTTAATATTTGATAGCTAATTTTTAATGCAGTGCTTTCATTATATCTATTATCAGTGCGTAAAGTATATAAAGCATCCATTAACATTGCTCTTTGACGTAACGGCAGATAATGCATGTTGAGCCCCAAGAAGCCGTTGTCTCTCGGTTCAATTGGGAAAACTAGAGGAAAGGTATCATAGTATGGAAGTTTACGTTTTAACTTTGGATCATAGTTGAAAAGCATCATTTGACCGATCTCATAACCACGAACAACCTTAGATTGATTTTCACGCATCAACTTAGTTGGTGTTACATCTACCTTTTCAGCTTCGTTGCGATACCATTCACGAGCTGCACGGGTACGAGCAGGTATTTGTCCAGCACGAACACCTTTAGCAAGAATATTATCGAATACATATGCGACCATAATTGATCCTTAATAGTTAGATAAACTTATTTATCTTACTTTCGACCAAGTTCATTCTCAGTAATGATCTGAAATTTCCATTTACGGTCTTTACAAAACTCTTGAGCAGCTTTCCATTTAGCTTCGTTAACTAAATAGGTAGTAACCTCATTAAGAAATCTTTTAGTTTTTCTTTTTGGAATTTTAGGTTCTTGAGTTTGTTTAAATGGCTTAACTTCTATTAATGTAGTTTGTATGCCATTGCTAGTTTTTGCTTTAATAATAAAATCTACAAAATATCTATGCACTCTTCTATCTAAAGGTGAGCGATATGGGATAACTATTTCTTCAGATCCCCATTCGAGTATATTAGGATTATTATCAAAGTAAACCATACATTGTCTTTCCCAAGAACTGCGATAAACAATGTTAGTTGGATCGCCTAAATATTTACTAGGAAACTTAGGTTTATACTTACCTTTATAGGTTTTAGTCATAGGAATAACAAATGATTGGCATTGATCTTTCAGGAATCACATCTGGTGGTGGTCCACTCGTTAAATTAAATTTAGGTGGTTCATACAACGTCAGAAAATTTCCTGACGATATTGCTAGCACACCATATTTTATTGTATTTAGGGCGATTAATACATCGTTCAGTCCAGCTGCGTTTTTAGGAAAAAATGTTTTTAAAAAAGCTACTGTAAGTGGCAATAGCTTAGGATTTAATCTTGGTAAAGCTAAATTCAGTGTAGGTCTTCCAAGTGCATCAAAAGGTTTTGCTTTACCTATTCCAGCTAATTTAGCGACAAGCTACAATGCAAGATATTCGAACGAACCTTTAGGTGTGACGGGTGATATTGGTAGAAGAGTGGGTGCTGGTATAAATATGCCAGAAGACTTTACAGCCGAATCAATTGAAAACTCTATTAAAGATGCTATAGATAGTGCTAATATAAGTTCAGATGATTTGAAAGGAGCCGCGGCAGGTGGTTTAATTTCAGGTATTGAAGCAGGTAGTTTGGCAGCTGCAGCTGCAACTAAAATTTTAGGCGGTGGTAATCTTGCAGCTCTAACAGGTGCAGGTGCAGCTGGTTTTCTTAGAGGTGCATTACAAGGAGCAGGTATTGCAAGAAACCCGCATCTTGCTACAGTGTTTACTGGAGTAGATTTTAGAACACACTCGTTTCAATATAAATTAATTGCAAAGAATAAATCTGAAAGCGATACTTTAAGAGATATGATTTATTCTTTTAAGCATGCTATGGCTCCTAGTTATACATTAGGTGATCATGTTTTCCAATATCCTAATCAATTTGATATTTCACTTGCTGCTGGTCAGTATTTGTTTAAATTTGGTAGATCTGTTTTAACTCAATTTGATGTAAACTATACAGGTGAAGGTACCCCGGCATTCTTCGAAGAAACTGGTGCACCATATAGTGTTACATTAAACATGACATTCCAAGAGACAGAAATTGTAACCAAACGAGAAGTTAAGCAGGGTCGATAAATGCCATTCTATTTCGAAAATTTTCCAAAAGTATCTTATGATATTAGTAAGACTGGTAATAAAATTGACGTAACAAATTTATTTGTTAGGTATAAAATCGTTGAAGCCTTTAAAAAGCAATCTGCTGTATATTATGATTACAGTATACAAGATGGTGAACGTCCTGATGTTATTGCAGCAAAGTATTATGAAGATGCATCTTTAGATTGGATTATTCTTTTAACTAACAATATCGTTGATCCCCAATTCGAATGGCCTCTTGATAGAAAGTCATTTGAAAACTTTATTAAGAAAAAATATGGCAGTCTAGCTACTGCACGAGAGCAAACACATCATTACGAGCAAATTACACAACAACAGTCAGTTACATTTGACGGCGTGATTGTACCTGAAGAATATTTTGAAATAGATTTAACTACATACAACTCACTTTCTTCTAGTGAAAAAAGAATTGTAACTTCGTATGAATATGAAGAAAGAATTAACGAAGCAAAAAGAGATATTAAATTATTAAGTGAAGATTATATTTTATCTTTACTAACTCAAGTTAGAGAGAGTTTTGAAGAATGATTGGTAATGCAGGTACCCCGTACAGCGGAGGTATTATTCCTAATGTTACTATTATTGCAGACAACGGTGGGAAGACCGTTACTAAAGATATAACACCTCTAGTTTTAGAATTTAACGTATATCAAAGTATACTTGAAAATTCTATGACATGTGATATTTCTTTAGTAGATGCTGCTGGTGTAGTATTCGAAGAGCTGCAAATGTCAGGTCAAGAGATTGCTCAAATTAGTTTGACAGGCAGTGGTGGTGGGAAGGTATTTGCGTTTAGAATTTATAAAGTAGAAAAACCGCAACCATTACAAGAAAGAGCTTATGCTTTAACACTATACGGAGTAAGTCCTGCATTTGAAAAAAGCATTAATACTGCTATCTTTAATTATTATGATGGTTTAACTGGTGATCAAATTGTATCTGAAGTAGTAAATGAGCATATTGGTTCAAATGCTAAGTTAACTGTTGAACCTGGAGAAAATACTCTCACGTATACCGCAGCTGGGCATTCACCGTTTGAATTTATTAATATGGTAGCTGGTGATACACAGTCAGCTCAATATCCAGATTCATCTTCTTATTTGTTCTTTGAAAACGCTGACGGTTATAATTTTGTAACAGTTAATTCTTTATTAGATAAAGCTCCAGTAGAAGAATATCATTTTGCTGACCCTGGTACATCACGTAGCGGAGATAAAAACTATATTGCTGGTATAACCTGGCATCATACAGCAGATGCATTAAAAGGTTTACAAAACGGCTTATATGATAATAGAGTCGCTGCTATTGATGTTCTTACAAAGACGTATAGAGAGTATACGTTTAATTATTCTCAGGAAAACGATAAATTAACTCATATTAGAAATAGTGGTAGACCTTTAATTAGACCAAAAGCTTTTGGGGGGTTATATCTTGGTGATGCATTAACTGGTGAATCACATGTTAGATATATTGAAACAGATTTTAATGTAGAGATTGAAAATCAGACTATAGATGATAGAATAAATGAAACAAATGATTCTCATAAATTTCATGCTAGAACAACGCATAACTTTTTACCAGCTAAAGTAGCTCAAATGGCTTCTTTGCAACAACATCGCATGGATATAACTGCGAAGTTTACTCCTAGCGTAACTGCTGGTGATTTAGTTAACATTTATTTACCTAATAATATTGGTTCTGATAATAGTAAATATGCTCCTTATTTCTCTCTATATGGTCAACGTAATCCTACATTCTTAGTTTTAGAAAACGTTATAACATTTGAAGCGCAAAATGGCAACATCTTTTCTACATTAAAAGTGGCAAAAGAATCTCTTGGAGAAAAACTAATTGGACCAGGTCCAGCAGGTTTATTAGAAAACTTATTAAGTCAGTTATTAGGACAAGATATTAATAAAACACCAAACCCATCAGGTGAATCAAGAGCAGAGAATCAAACTCAGACATTAGAAGAAGCAGCTGCATCTGTAGATGGTCAAGTATTAACTGATGAAGATGGTAATAAAGGTTTACCATATTCAGCACTAACACCGCTAGAAAAGCAATATGCATTAGAACAAGGATATGCAGACGCAGATACATATCCAGATGGTACATTTGAATAGGTGAATTATGGATTTTAAAAAAGACTTTTTAGGGTATGATTTTATCTGGTTTATAGGTGAAGTAGAAGATAGAAATGATCCTCTCAAACTAGGACGAGTTAAGGTAAGATGTTTTGGTTGGCATTCAACTGATAAAGAGTTGCAACCAACTAAAAACTTACCCTGGGCTAGTACTATTCAACCAGTAACTACGCCAGCTAACGTTGCTTCTGGTCTCACTAAAGGTGTATGGGTGTTTGGTTTCTTCTTAGACGGAGAGCGTGCACAAAAGCCTATGATTATGGGTCATATACCTGGTTATAGATTTGGATCACCTGGTGAATCAGAATTACCGAGAGCAGTAAGAAGCGAAGCAGATTATGTACCACCAGGTGACGCACTAAGAGATGCTACTATACTGGAAGAAGTAATCGTTGATCCAAATGAAGATCAGCCAGATGATCCTAAAACCGGTCAGGTAAATAAATGGGGTGAGCCAGCAAGACCTACAGATGCTGTTTATCCAACCGCTACTGTTAACGCACATGAATCAGGCACATATACACAGATTGCTGGTTCGGGTAGATATACTATTCAAACTAATAATGGTAGTTATATTGAAATTGATGCAGGTGGTAACGGTAAATGGAAAGTTATTACTGATAATTATGAGATTGTAGGTGGTAGTAAATACGTTGATGTTAGTGGAACTGTTAACATGCATGTTAAAGGTAATGTGGTTACTAATATTGAAGGTAATTTAGTTGAAAATATTTTAGGTAATGTTACTAGAAATATTACAGGTACTTTAGAAGAAAAAGTAACCGGTGACGTAACTTATATTAATGAAGCAAAAAGAACAGCTACCGTGACAGGTGAAGTAACAGATACATTTGAGGCTACTAAAACTGAAAATGTTACCGGTGCTGTTACAGAAAATTATAGTGCATCTCAAACTACATCAGCTAGCGGTGCAGTTAAAATTACCGGTGCAACTATTGATCTAAACTAAGGAGTAAGCAATGCCTTCGATTTGTAGAGTAGGAGATTCTTTATCAACCGGTCACGCATGTTCGGGTTCTACAACTATTGCAAGTCCTAATACAGATGGCACTGTTAAAGTAAATGGCATCGCTGTTATTGTTGTAGGGGCACCAACAGTATCACATCCATTTCCACCTAACCCGCCTTGTGCCCCACATGTAGCAAATTTAAACGCAGGCTCTGGAACTGTAAAAATAAATGGAATAGCAGTAGGGCGTATTGGAGATTCAGCTGACGCAGGGGCGATGACGTCAGGATCAGGTAATGTAAACGCAGGATAGTATTATGACACATGATATGATTGTCTCTTTATTTGAGACTTATGTAACAGAAAATGCAAAATTTGAAATTGGAAATAAAGCAGCTGGTACAAGAGCAAGAAAAGCTTTATCAGAAATAGGTAAACTTACAAAAACACGGCGTCAAGAAATTCAGGACGTAAAAAATAATGATAAATAAATGAAAAGATAGAGGCTTATATGTCTGCAGCAAACCCGTTGACTAATGAATTACAATTTAGTGATTTAGGTATTACGTTCACTCCTCATCCAGTGACGGGTAAACCTGTGGTTAAAAAGAATGCACAAGCTGTTATTGGTGCGTTAAAGAATCTTATCTTTACTAATCGTTTTGAACGTCCATACGAACCTGCTTTTGGTTCTGATATTCGTAATAGATTATTTGAAAATTTTGATCCAGTCGAAGCTGTTAACTTAGAAGAAGATATTCGCCTAGCGATTGAAAATTTTGAACCAAGAGTAGAAATAAACGAAATAAAAGTAATAGGGGCCCCTGATAATAATACTGTATCAGTATATGTTAGTTTCTTTATTGTTAATCAGGCTAATCCAGAAGTACTACAATTAGACATAGAGAGAATTCGGTAATGCCTGCTAATAACGCGTTATTACTATCTGATATTGACTTTGATGATATCAAAAGTAATCTTCAAACGTTTCTATCTAATCAATCCGAGCTAGGGGACTATGATTATGAATCCTCTACTTTGCAGACGCTTATTAATCTGCTAGCATATAACACTTATATGAACTCTTACTATCTTAATATGGTAGGTAATGAGATGTTCCTTGATTCAGCACAGATTCGTAGTAATGTTGTGTCTCGTGCTAAAATGTTAAACTATACACCTCGTTCTGCTCAAGGTCCGACCGCCACTGTACAGGTGGTAATTACTCCTGATGATTCTCCAGATTTTATTACTCTACCTAAAGATACAAAGTTTAGAACAACAGTAGATGGTACACAATATGTATTTGTTGCGACAGATACTACAACAATTAATGCTGATTCTGGTATATATTCAACAAATATTAATATTACAGAAGGTAGACCTTTTACTTTTAGATATACAGTAAGCTCTCTTAACCCTGTACGTTATATTATTCCAGCTGATAATATAGACACAAGAAGTATTGTAGTAAAAATACAAAATTCTTTAACTGATGAAACTATAACTACATTTAATAATGCAGAAAACTTAACGACAGTTACCGCTACTACTGATGCATATTTCTTAAAAGAAAATGAAGACGGTCGTTATGAAATAGAATTTGGAGATGGAGTTCTAGGCACAGCATTAAACGATGGTAATATAGTTATTATTGATTATAGAATCTGCAATGGTGTAGCTGCACAGGGTGCTAACACCTTTGCATCAGTAGATAGTATTGATGGTTATAGTTCTGTTTCAGTAAACCATGTTTCCAGAGCTCAAGGTGGTGGTGATAAAGAAACTATACAGTCAATTAAGTTTAATGCACCAAAGAATTACGAAGCTCAAGGAAGAGCTGTTACAAAAAATGATTATGAAACTATAGTAAAGAATCAGTTTGCTGATATTCAAACAGTTTCTGTATGGGGTGGTGAAGATAATTCACCTCCAATCTATGGGCGTGTATATATCTCTGTAAAACCTTTTTCTGGAACTTTACTAGCAGAAGATCGAAAACAAACTATCGCTGATTATTTAGTAGATAGAAATGTTTTAACTATTGAGCCGCAAATAGTAGACCCAACCTATCTTTATGTTAAACCTGAACTAACCGTTAAATACAACCCTGACTTGACTACTTTAACAGCAGGTCAGATTGCAACAGCCATATCTAACGCTGTAGTTAACTATGAGACAAATAGATTAGGTTTATTTGGCCAAAGCTTTATTGGTTCTCAACTAATAAAAGATATTTACGAAGTTAATAGTTCTATTACTTCTATACAGACTGAATTGTATATGGAAAAACAGTTTAAACCTAATACTTCTGTTAGAACAACATATACAATTAATTTTAATAATGAGATTCATAATTATGAAAATGTGACAAAAGCATTTAATATTAGCTCTTCAAAATTTACATATAATGGTAACACTAACTGTTATTTTGATGATGACGGTGATGGTAATATTCGAATATATTCATTAACAGCAGCCGGTGCACGTAACTATTTAAATCGTTCTGCAGGATCGGTTAATTATTTAACAGGTGTAATTGTTATTAATGATATACTAATAACAGCTTATGTAGGTAATGCAATAGCTATTACTGCTGATCCTGATAAGGGTGATATAGATGGTTTAAGAAACCAGTTATTGTTAATTAAAGATGCTTCTATAAGTTTATATGATACTAGATTGCAAAGTACCGTTTCTACTATTTCGTCTATTAATACTGAAGGTACTACAACCACAATACCTGAAACTGGTGTTATAACAACGGTATACTAATGGCTACGGATAATAAAACATCAGTATTAGTAGAACAGCTATTACCTGATTTTTTAGATACAGAAGGACCTAAGTTTCAATCATTCGTAAAAGCATATTACGAATGGATGGAGCAGACCGGTCAAATGACTGAGCAGTCTAAAAATCTTTTAAATAATCAAGATATTGATCTCGCTGCTGAAGAGTTTTTAACTTATTTTAAAAGAGAAATATTACCTGACTTTCCAGAGAATATTTTAGCTGATAAAAGATTAGTATATAAAAAGATTAAAGATCTTTATAGATCTAAAGGTTCAGAAGAATCATATAAGCTATTATTCCGTATTTTATATAATGAAGAGTTAGATTTTTATTATCCTGGACAAGATATTCTTAGAGCATCTGACGGTCGCTGGATAAAAGAAACATCATTAAGAATTACCAAACCGTTTAGAGGCAACCCAGACAATCTAGCAGGCCAAATAACTGGTAGATCTTCTGGTGCTACAGCTAAAGTCGAACGTGTTCAACAGACATTTGTTGATAATATAGAAGTCTATGAAGTATTTGTTACTAATCTATCCGGCATATTTTTAGATGCTGAGGAGATTGATAACACAGCAAATACTATTTCTGGAACTATTGTATCAAGTTCTGGTTCTTTACAAAACGTAATTGTTACTGCAGGTGGTTCTGGTCACCAGCAAAATGACCTTTTAACTATTACAAGCGCTTCCGGAACTGGCGGTAGAGGTAGAATAACTAAAACAGCTAATGGTGTTATTTCTAAAGTTGCTGTAACAAATGCAGGATCTGGGTTTGTAAGAACAGATCCACTTATTCTTTTTAATACAACTAGATCTGCAGTAAATGCTACTGCTGCAGGTCTTTTGTCAGCGCCTATATCTTATACAGGCAGATATAATGATGTTAAAGGGTTCTTATCTTGGAGTAATAAACTCCAAGACAATAGATATTATCAAGAATATTCTTATGTTCTAAGATCACCCCAGGTTTTAAATACATATAAAGAAATAGTAAAAAATGTAGTTCATCCAGCTGGTATGAGATTATTTGGTGATGTTCTTATTAATATTGATATTAATAGTACAACTACCAGTATTAAAAATGAATATACGATTAAATTTGGTGATTTAATTGTTCCAGAAATTTTTATACCAACAGTAGTAACTGCTTCTATTGATCAATACGAATCTTCTGGTGATGATGGTGCAATTGTTCCTCAACCTGAGATAGAAATAAACTTAATAGAATCGTTCTTCGATATTGATGTTGCTGAAACTTCTTCTGACATCCAAGTTGAAATTGAACTCTTTGCTGCTCAAACATCCGCACTACTCGATAACGATGAAATAATTTCTGTACAACTACAACGGTTGATAGAAAATGTTACTATTAATACAGCTAGAAATGTATTAGAGTTAACTATTGCAGAAATGGATGGGCAACCATGGTCTTACAATGGTGTTGTAATTGGGCCGGGCTCAGAAGTTCAATTAGATGTAACTGCTACTTTATTGCTAAGTAACGTTGCAACACCAGTTTTATTACGTGCAACATCACCTCAAACAATATCAAACACATCCGTAATAGGTATACCGGAAATAGAATTTGGCTTCCCAGCAGTAGATCTTGATCAATCGATAGTTTCTACTGTAATAATACCTACGATAGATAACTTAGAGTTTACAATAAGTGCGTATAAACCGTTAAGTAACCAAATTATAAGTTTCTTTGAAAATATTGATATTAACACATTAAACACAAAATATAGTACTCTAGATGAAGAAGTTGGAATGACTAACGTTACTCTAGTTTCAGGAAATAGTGTAGTAGAAAGTATATAAATAAGTAGAGAATAAACTTCCGGAGAATGAAATGCCAGGTGTAGTTACTAAAAGATTTAGAGTTCATAATGCTGAACAGTTTCATGAAGCTTTTAGCGAAGCAGCAGATACAAAAATGTATCTTTTTATTGCTCGTATTAATTCATGGGATAATGGAGATACTGAACCAACTCCAACAGATACAGTGCGAGAGTCGTATTTTGAGCCATGGCGGCAAATGATTGCTGCAAAACGTGTAACAGGATCAGATGTTTCATTTGCTATTCCGCGTTACAACTGGACTAGCGGCACTGTGTATACTGAGTATGATGATACAGATAGTACTATATATGATAATTCTTTCTATGTAATGACAACAGATTATAATGTTTATAAATGTTTGTTTAACAACCGTGGAGCAACATCAACAGTAAAGCCAACAGGCACTAGTACATCTATTTTTAGTACATCAGATGGTTATAAATGGAAGTTTATGTATTCTGTTTCTGCTGCTGACACGCTCAAATTTGTAACATCATCTTACATTCCTGTAAAAACGTTAACATCAGATGATGGTACAACGCAGTGGGACGTTCAGCAAGCAGCTACAAATAATTCGATTGATATTATAGATGTAACTGCAAACGGTTCAGGGTATGCATATAGGGCGAATACACTATCTGGCGGTGTAACAAATTCTACTGTAGTGATTTTAGATTCTGGTGCTAGTGCTGTTGATGATGCTTATACAGGATCGGCCATTTATATATCTGCTGGTTTAGGATCAGGACAACTTGCAAACGTAACTGCTTATACTGGTTCTTCTAAAACACTTACATTAGCACCTGCATTTTCTACGACGCCTAACAGTACAAGTTCTTACCACATAGGTCCAAAAATTCTTATTACTGGTGATGGTACTGGAGCTAAGGCTTATGCTAATGCAGGTGGAGGTCAGATCTCTCATATTAACATGATTAATGTTGGAACTGGTTATTCAAAAGCTAATGTACAAGTCTCTGGTACTGGCGGTACTGGTGGTAAAGGGGAAGCCAGATTATCACCTCCTGGTGGTCACGGTTCTGATCCTGTTAATGAGCTCGGCGGCTACAATGTTATGCTTAATGTACGATTAGAAGGAACTGAAGGTAATAATTTCCCTACTAATAACGATTTCCGTATTATTGGTATTTTAAAAGATCCGTTAACAGCTAATGATATAGCTGCTGATGCAGCTGCTTATGATACTACAACGAAATTAACAGTTACTGGTATTTCTGGTGGGCCATTCTTCCAGGATGAAGTTGTAACAGGTACTGCTAACGGTGCAATCGGACGTGTTGTAGAATTTGCTAATACTAACTCAGCTGGTACAGCTGGTGTTCTAAAAGTAATCGATGTTGATGGTACTTTTGAAGCAGAAACTATTACCGGTAATACAACATCAGCAACTGCTACAGTTACTACAGTAGCTGGAAGTGAATTAAAACCATATTCAGGCGACGTGATATATAGAGAGAATAGATCAGTTACAAGTAGATCAGCTGATCAGGTTGAAGATATCAAAATTGTTGTCCGCTACTAATTAATTAAAGGTTGAGTAAGAATGGCACGAGCTAATACTGCCTCTTTAGATACGAATTTTAATGTTGATCCATATTATGATGATTTTGACGAGTCAAAGAATTTTCATAGAGTTCTTTACCGTCCAGGTTTTGCTGTGCAAGCTCGCGAGCTTACTCAAATGCAAACTATCTTACAAAACCAGATTGATAGATTTGGCGAACATATTTTTAAAGAAGGTAGTGTAGTAGCTGGTTTAGAAGTTAACTATGATCCTCAATATACGTTTGTTAAGGTAAGAGATGGTGATGCATCTGGCAATACTATTACAGTATCAGCTGGAGTTGGTAAATATATTACAGGTCAAACATCAAATGTAACTGCTATTGTTATTGATAGTATTGATGGATCAGAAGCGGAAAATCCAAACTATAAAACACTTTATGTAAAGTATATTGATACAGGTACACAAGGTACAGCAGGTAATACATATTTTACATTAGGTGAAAGACTTATTGCAAATAGTGGTAGTTTCTCTGCCAATGTTATTTCTTCTGGTGTAGCTACTGGCGCTGGTAGCCATATTAAATTAGAAGAAGGTGTGATTTTCGCGAAAGACCATTTTATTAGAGTACCTTCTGCTAATCTTTTATTAGGCAGATATTCTTCTAATGTAAGTTATAAAGTAGGTTTTGATTTATCAGAAACTATAATTACATCAGAAGATGATACCACTCTATTAGAC